GTCTGTAAACTCTCTCACAACTTCATATGAGTAAGTCATGAGATAACCTCCTTATTTATTAAACAGTTTCTGCTGGTTTAGCACCTGTTGCATCTAACTTAGCAAAAGCTTTGTCGTCTGCAATATGGAATGCTACATCCATTGTCACACGTAATGCGATTAATTCTTGTTCAAATAAGTTTACTGGTGAACCATCTTGGTTTTGAACTGTAGATAATTGACCATCTTCAGAAATCTTATAAGACATGTTGTAAGGAATACCGTAGAACATCTTATCGAAGTCCCCTGCATATAATTCACCTTTTTTAAGTTCGTCTGATTTTAAATCAACAACTGGTAAACCGTCTAATGTGTTAGCAGAACGATCATAAATACTTTCTTGAGTGATTTCGTTTCTGATTTGACGTAATGCAGTACGGTTTTGACGTTTAGATACAATTGCATTAGCTTCAACGTCATGTTCTAATAACACATCTTCTAATTTAAGTACGTTATCTTCATTAATTGGACCAGTTACTAAATTACCTGAAGATGTAACGGATTGCGCTACAGATTGTGTGAACGGGTTATCGATATTTAATAAACCTGCTTCATCAAATTTCTTGTAAAACTGTTCTGCAATTTGTGGTTTCATCGCATCGAAGAATTGAGCGTATGTGTAATTTAAGAATTCACGTGACGCTACTACAATGACACCTAATTTATGCGAACGCATTTTAGCACTAACTAAGCTAGGTTTAGTAGTTCTGATTTTTTGACCTTCTCCTACCCAGTAAGCGCCTGGTTTATCTGCCCAATATGTGAATTCCTTTTCTGACTTTCCTGCCATATCTTGGAATTTACCTAATTGCATAATTTTTGAGTTTTCTAATACATTTAATAAAATCGGTTGATTAAAATCATTTAATAATTCGCCTTCTTTAACCTCATGCATCATTACGTGATCTGGGTTAAACGTTTGTGGTTTCATGTCTGGCATGTTCATTCCTCCATTTATTTAATAATTCGTTTTTCTCTTGCTAAATCAGCAAGTGATTTGTTTGTTGCTTGTCTACTACCAAAATTAGTAGCTCCAACATTCGGTTCATTTTGTCTTGTTGCTTCTTTAACTTGTTCCTGTACTGCTTCATCAAAATCTTGTTTGATTTGATTAACGATTTCGTTAATTTTTTCGTTGTCGTCGAGGACTACTAATGATTCTGCAAATGAAGTAGGTAGCCCTTTCTCTTTAAGGTCGAATTCTACGTCTGATTTAAGTTGATTAAGTCTTATAGCTCTTTCTCTTTCTTCAAGACGTTGTTCTCGTTCACTTAAAGCTTTTTCTTGTTTTTCTTTTTCAGTAAGTTTTGCGTAGCTTTCTCCTTCTTTGCGTGCATCTTCTTTAATCTGTTCGATTTCTTCTTGATGCTTGCGTTCTCGTTTAGCTAACGCCTTATCAACTGCTTTACTAACTTGACTATCTAGTTCGCTTTGCGTAAATGTTTTATCGCTTTCGTTATTGTCGACATCGTTATTCTGCTCTTCATTTTGTTGTTGTTTTTCAGAATCGCCTTCGTTTTCTTCTGCGAAAAACTGTAGATTTAATTTGTAATTATCTTCTTTCATTAGTAGTCCTCCTCAATAAGTTTTAAATGAGTGATTTATCGCATAAAAATAGCGCCCCAAACAGTCAGTTAAGCCCGTTCAGTGCGCTAATGTTTTATTTTGATAGGAATCATTCGTTTAACCCCTATTAATATAGTTTTGATTAGCAGTTTAAAGACTTGCTTAGGTCATGTATTAAATAAAATTCTTAGGTTCTATTGGTTTCTTTTCTTTCTTTTTAGGTTTTGTTTCAACTGGTTTATTTCTGTCATTCATTAACCTTAATTCTTCGTAGATACCGTTTAATGAGTTAGCTATATCTAATAGTAATGTTTTCACTCAACAATGCCTCCAAATTTATACTTACCTTTACGTTTAGCAAAGAATTCTTCTCTCCAATCACCTACATGTGGTACAACAGAGCTACGACAAAACGGGTGCATTGGCGGTGCGTTAACACCTGGTGTCATATCTTTTACTTTAAAC